AATAATACTTTAAAAGTAATAGATATTACTACTAAAACATTAGGTATTACTGGAGGGGTTATTCAAGGTTTAGAAATAGCATTAAAACTTCAATTAGCTAATCCTGTTCCTGTTCCTTCAAATATTACTAAAATTATAGATACTTTAGATAAAAGATTATCTTCATTGAAAAAAATTAATGTTGGAATACTTTCCATATTAGTATTATTAAGACAAATATTAACACAAGCATTACAATTATTAAATCTATTAGATCTTCTTATTCAATCATGTTATCCTAATGATAATCAAGAACAAATAGCTATAGATTTAACTTCATTAACTATTCAACAATCCACCGAAGTTCCAATAGTAACAAATGTGAATGGATTTGAAATGAAAGTTGAAACTGAAAATACTAATAATTCTTTAAAACGTAGAAGAGCTACAGCCCAAAATAAACAAGGTGTAATAATGCTTAAAGGAGAGTGGTCTTTTAGTTCAATTGATCAGATATTAATAGACGAGCTTGTATTTTATATTCAACAAAATAATTTAAAATCAGAATAATGCCTTATAGCCCTACTAAAGTAAATCCTAGAACAGCCCAACAAGCAACATATTCTTTTATGCCAGAACAAAAACTGCTTCTTCCTAATGGAGAATATATCTTAAAACAAGGTGGTGGTGGTAACAGTCCTATTTATTACATATATAATTCAGATGATAAATTTACAGGTTATTGGACATGGTTAGAAATATTTGATAAAAAAAATAAATTAGTTGAAATTGATTTTACAAAACCACAAATTGTAAATGCTCTTAATGGTAAAGAATCACTTAAAGTTAAAAAAGGACAAAGAGGAAAAATAGATAGATTCCACCAATTAACATCAGTTTATAGTAAAAAACAAGAACAACAAGTATTAATTGAACGTTACCCAATATACCAACCCTCAGACCAACCTGTAGCTCAATCAACAGGAACTATAGTAGATAAAAATTCAAATAAACCTATAAAAGGATCAACTGTTGAAGAAACCGATTAACCCTATATTTATAAACATATGAAAAGTACAGATTTTAAAAAAATTATTAAAGAAGCAGTTAGAGAAGCAATTCAAGAGGAATTGAAAGATATCTTACTAGAAGCAGTTAGAGCACCTAAACAATTAGTTAGGGAATCATATGCTCCAACAACTAATCCCATCCAACCTTCACAACCTACATTTACCCAACCTACAATGGATTTGAAATCAAAGTACATGGATATATTAGGTGAAACAGCTTTAAGTTTTACATCAAATGATGTTCAACAACCATTTAGACCTCAATCAACTGATCCAATAAATGGTAATTTGGGAACAGGTGAAATAGGAATGGATCAAATAATGAAATTAATGAGTAAATAATGCCTATTAATCCTCAATATATAGATCCTCTTAATTTAAATCCAAACATAGCAGTTGGAGTAAATATTCCTTTTAATGGTCCTTCTGTATTCACTTCAAATTATACTACTCAAGAGGCTATAAAAAATAATCTTATTAATTTTTTTTTAACTGAACCTGGAGAGATTCCTTTAAACCCAACATTTGGAGGTGGTTTAAGATCATTTTTATTTCAACAAATATCTGATGGAGATTTAAGTAATCTAAAAACTGATGTAAATAATAAATTATCTACCTACTTCCCTTCAGTAAATGTAATTTCATTAGATGTGTTTGAAACTCAAAATGTATCTAATTCACTTACAGTTAATCTTAAATATTCTTACCAAAACACTTCAAATAATATATTATTTAATTTTTAATAAATGGCTTCAGTAAATAGAGATATAAAATACATAAATCGGGATTTTTCCGAATTTAGATCACGATTGATAGAATATTCTAGAACATATTTTCCTTCCACCTATAATGATTTTTCCCCAACATCCCCAGGAATGATGTTTATGGAACAAGCATCATATGTTGGTGATATTCTAAGTTTTTATTTAGATAATCAATTTCAAGAAAATTTCATTCAATATGCCCAACAAACAAATAATATATTTGATTTAGCATATATGTTTGGATATAAACCAAAAACTACAGGGGTTGCCCAAACAACCATAGATTTTTACCAACAACTCCCAGCTAAAACCGTTAGTGGATCAGTTATACCAGATTATGATTATGCATTAACTTTAAAAGAAAATACATCTGTATCATCTCAAAACGGAATAAACTTTCTTATTCAAGATAGAATAGATTTTTCTATCTCTAGCTCTCAAGACCCTACAGAAATTTCAGTTTACCAAATCTCAGGAAATACACCACAATATTTTTTACTTAAAAAATCTAGAACTGCTATATCATCTACAATTAATGTCCAAACTTTTGATTTCACAACCCCAACCCCATTTAATTCAGTTGATTTAAATTCTTCAAATATTGTAAAAATATTAGATGTATTTGATTCTGATGGTAATCAATGGTATGAAGTAGATCATTTAGGGCAAGAAATGGTTTTAGATTCAATAAAAAACACAAATGTAAATGACCCTAACAGTGATAAAAATACTCCATATTTATTAAAACTTAAAAAAGTTGCTAGGAGATTTGCTACTAGATTTACTTCTCTACAAAATTTACAAATACAGTTTGGAGCAGGCTCCCCAGAAAATGTAACTGAAGAAATAACCCCCAATCCAAATAATGTAGGTTTAGGGTTACCATTTAAAAAAGACAAATTAACACAAGCATATTCCCCATTAAATTTTCTTTATACGGGGACATATGGAATTGCACCGTCAAGTACTTCACTTACTGTAAGATATTTAACAGGTGGGGGAGTTAATTCTAATATAGCTGCAGGAACATTAACATCATTAAATACCTCTAATGCTAGTTTTAATAACCCAACACTTAATTCAACTACAGCAAATTATATTTTTAATACATTAGCTTCTACTAATCCAATAGCAGCTGCAGGAGGTAGAGGAGGAGATACTCTAGAAGAAATTAAACAAAATACTTTAATGTTAGTTTCCTCCCAAAAACGTTCAGTTACAGCAGATGATTATCTAATTAGAGCTTTAAGTATGCCTTCTGATTATGGTGCTATATCTAAAGCATATATTGAACAACCCAAACTAACTGATAATCAAGTTTCCACTATTGAAACATTAAATTTGTATGTTTTATCTTTAAACTCAAATGGTCAATTAGATTATGCTAATAATACTTTAAAAAATAATTTAAGAACTTATTTATCTCAATATAGAATGATTGGAGATAATATTGAAATAAAAGATGCTTATGTAATCAATATAGGTGTTGATTTTGAAATTATAGTTTTACCTGAATATAATAACAGTGAAGTATTATTATCTTGTATAAGTGAATTACAAAACTATTTTCAAATAGATAAATGGCAATTAAACCAACCTATATTTTTAAAAAATTTATACATAATGTTAGATAAAATAAAAGGAGTTCAAACCGTTAAAAATATTAACATTAAAAATCTTGCAGGAACATCAATCGGATATTCACAATATGCTTATGATACAACAGCAGCCACTCAAAACTCAGTTATATATCCATCATTAGACCCTAGCATTTTTGAAATAAGATATCCAAGTATTGATATAAAAGGTAAAGTAGTTCCTTTATAATAGCATATTTATAATAAAATATATTAAATGGCTGTTTATAAAATATTTCCATCTCAAGATACTACTCTTTATTCGGGATATCCTTTAATGAATACTGGATTAGATTCTATTTTAGAAATTTCAAATACTTTAAATCTTGGTGGGTCTCCTACAGTAGCTAGATATTTAATTCAATTCGATAATGATGAAATTCAAGATATAATAAATAATAAAATCAATGGTGATTTATTTGATGTATATCTTAAAAATTTTATTTCAACAGCTCAAGGAATATCTACAGATACATCTCTCGAAATATATCCTATTGCTCAATCTTGGAACAATGGTACAGGATATTATTTAGATTCACCTCAAAACACCACCGGAGCATCTTGGTATTACTCTAATCCATCAGGATCTACTATATGGTCCCCAAGTGGTTCTACTGGAGGGTATTCCTACACCAGCTCATTTAATCTTAATTACTCAGGTCCTGGAGGAGGGAACTGGTTTTCAACTTCAAGTTTAACACTCACCCAATCTTTTGAATTACGAAGTGTTAAAGATCTTGAAGTAAAAGTAGATAATATAGTAACTCCTTGGTATTCTAGTTCTATCCCTAATTATGGATTCATAATAAAATTAGATAATGATTTTGAATTTAACTCATCATCTATAAGTCAACCTATTTTAAAATATTATAGTGTTGATACTAATACAATTTATCCCCCTCAATTAGAGTTTAGATGGAGAGATTATTCCTCAATAACAATCCCTCTCTCTTCAATAATAAACACCCCAGATTTAAAATTATCTTTATCTGAAAATCCAGAAGCATTTTATCCAGATAGTGTAAATAGATTTTATGTAAATGTAAGTCCTTTATATCCTGCTAGAGTATATCAAACATCTTCATTGTTTACTAATTTAAAATATTTGCCTACTTCTTCATACTATGCTGTAAAAGACTTGGCTACTAATGAATTTGTTATTAACTTCGATGAACAATATACTCAAATAAGTGCTAACTCAAAGGGTAATTATTTTGATATTTACATGAGTGGATTAGAACCAGAAAGGTATTATAAAATTTTAATTAAAACTATAATTGATGGT